CAATAGTACCTAACTCTAATTGAGGTTTGCATATACAATCATAAGTTTCGCTATTAGCGGCAGTTTCAATACATAAAGCAACCCAAGTATCAACATCAAATTTTAATGTTTTTGTCGCTGTACCATAAACTATATTATCAGCTAATTTTGAACCACTTTCATCATAAACGTAATAGCGAATCCCTGCATTGTCAGAGCTACAATTAGCAGAAATAGTAAAATAAGTATTGGCATCAATTTTAATGTTGCCCTCTTTTTTATCTGTACCCAACCATATACCAACACCCATATAAGGTCTTGATGTACTGCCATCTTGCGTTCCAGAAATACCGATAGAACCATCTTTATTATCTGTAAATGTTACTCCATATACAGTTTTAGTGGTTTGAGAATACGGATATGGTATAATATTTCTTCCCTGCGAAGTTCCAACACCACCAAGCTTAGTCTTTTCTTCGCTTGTATAATCATTAGAAGATAATCCCTTACCTTCTTCCTTTACAACAAGATTAGAGATATCTTGATGTTCAGTAAGATATCCTGCATCATTTGTAAACTCAGATACATTTGTTGGAACTATTGGAATTTCCGTCTTATCCGCTTTACCAATCTGTAATGCTGTAATAGCACTCTTATTATCCTTAATGGCACTATTCATGGCAGACGCACTTGTTTCATGTGTAGAAATCCAATCAGACATTTCCTTTAATGTATCAAAATCTTCAGGTGCACCAGCTACAACCTTTGCAATTCCATCCGAAACTGCTTTTTTTACCGAACCATTTCCCGTTCCATTAAGCGTTGAAATCGCCGTTTCATTAGCTTCAATTCTTTTCGTATTGCTCGTAATATTCGATGTATTCTGTTTTATTGCAGATTCATCTGTTCCAATCTTAGATTTAATGCTTTTTAATTCGCCAGCAATCACTTTATTCTGTAAAGGATTTGTTGATTCTTCTGATAAAGCATCATCTACAGGAATTCCTTTTACAACACCGCTTTCGTCAATAGTAATGGTAGTACCGTCAACTTTTGATGCAACGTGACCGTTTGAATCAATTAACGAAACTGGTAACTTTGAATCTCCTTTAGAGATATACAGTCTATCCTCATCAGAGGAAAATTCAAATTTGTAACCGTCAAGAGCGGCGTTAATTTTGCCAATAGCCTCATCAATCAGTCGAATATTGCTTTTACCACCTTGACCTGTAAGTTGATCAAATACAGTCAACCATAATTCGCTGTAATCTGTTTCAGCCCACAACTTAACGCCAGTGTTACTTAATATCTCTGACATATATTTCCTCCTTTTAAATTATTTTCTTTCTGCCTGTTTCTGAGATTGTTTGATTATAATAACTATTTAATGATCCACTCATCATTTTTAATCGTATCAAATAACCAGCAGACATATTGACCTTCCCATTTGTAAAATTGATTTTATTATCTTCATTTGATTTATTAAAAACGCCTATCTGCATATGAACTTCGTTGTTCTTAACCTGAATATTATTATTATTATCAATTTTCAGTTTTTCGCTTAATAAAAGGGAAGAATTGTTGCCCTGTACAACAATATCAGAATTGTTTTTGGATTTAATTATTTTAGAAACTATGAAAGAGGATGTATTTTTATTCTCTATCTTTATTGTGTTTTCTTCTTTACTTTTGACATTTTCACGAATTAAAAATGTTGAATCATCATCAAACTTAATCTCATTTCTTGATTTTGCATGGAACAAAAACAAGACTCTTGTTAGAAATTTTGAATTACTAAAAGCCACGTTGTTTATGCGTGGCTTTAATATTGCTTTTAATGCTGTTTTAATAGAGTTTTTAATTTTAATAAAACTCGTATTAACAAGCTGAGTATATCGTGAAGCACCATGAATATACTCACGAAATGTTTGTCTATCCGAAATCTTGGATGATAAAATGTGATAGTTTATTCGCATACTTCACCTCGTTTTCTTTTATGCGTTCAGTACAGTAGTCGTTAGTCCTTCTGCTGGGATTTCAAGAACTGCACCAGCAGGAATTTCCTGTGCTCTCATAAGCTCTCCATAGAACATCATATTTCCACCAGTGGCGGCATCAAAAATTACCCAATGAGTTACAGGTGACGCTGCAGTTGTCCATGACTCCTGTGCTTCATCAAAACGAAATACTACAGAATTTGTAGTCGAACCTTGAACAGATTCGTTCCAATTAGTTGCATCACATTTTGCAGCAAAACGCTTATAACTAGAAACCGTAGGCTCAGTACAATTAGTTCCGTCTTCACTTGGAGCAGTTTTACTTACACCAATATAAATTGTCTTTTCTCCATTGCGAAAAATATTATTAAGAATTTGATTTTTTTCGTATGTATTAATCATTACGAATCCTCCTTATTTACTTGATCATGGGTTTGATTGAAATTTTGCCGAGGTCGGCTACGAATTGATTTCCCAACTTATCTGTAATAACCAACTGATGTGTAAATTTACCAAATAAGTTCTGTGTATCAGAAGAGGGAATTGTTATTTGAATTATGTTATCTGTAATATTTATTGTACCTTTGACAGTTGATTCGGTTGCTAAGACTTCTGTTTCTCCATATTTAGCCAAACGCCATTCACATGAAGATGCAGCAATATGATATTCTTCATCAAGAATATCATATAAATCTACACTAAATGTCTGCCGACATCCACCAATCATACCAAAGTCTGAATTGTTAAATACTTCACATGACATTTACTTTACCTCATTATTTTGTGACTCCTTTGTTACATTTTCTGTTTTATCCTCTACAATTGGGTTGTTAAGAATTACACTAATCTGTGCGATTCCCTGTGCTTGCTGAATCCCTATAAAACTCATAGAGTTCAGTATATTAAAAAGAAGCTGAATCTTATCTTTTGGATAAGAAACAACTTCCAGTGTTTGTGTATTATTCTGTTTTTGTTCCATATTAAGCCCTTTCTTTACTTCTTTTTAAATGTACTGTTACACCATGATTTTGTTGCATAATTATTTCTTACCCATGATTTTATATCATCTAATCTGTCCTCAAGATGAGAATTTGTTGTGTATCCAGATAAATCTGTTTTTAATGCAAATTTATCATTACACCATTCTTCTCTAGCAAGGTAAGAACTATAATTATCAATATAAGGCGTATTTTTAAAATGTACATTATTTGTGGTATCGAATGTAAGATATCCACTAGGACATGTAATTTTTGGGTTGGATAACATAATAAAATTTAATTGCTTCAACGATAGCTCCTGTGTTGTTATAGAATCTCTTTTTATTAATGAACACAAATCATTAGAATCCCAACCAATATTTAATGCATTTATAATCATAGTATTATTTTGACCTAATAAATCGAACGATAACCCACCAGGAGATAATACTGCGTTCATATAACCAATAGAAGTATTTATATAACCACTATACAAAGATGTTTCTCCAATATTCCAACCTCCTATTGTCCCAGAAGATGCATTTACTTTACCACTAAAACTTCCATCTGCTCCATCCAATGTCCCTTTAAATGTACAGTTTCCACCAAACGTTCCATTGTTTGCAAAAACATTTCCATTCTTATCAACCATAAATGTCCCATTACCAAGATTAATAGAACCACCTTTTAACTGACCGCTGAAAATGCCAGAAGAACCAGTCAAATCGCCTGTAAAATGCACATTACCATCTGAGTCAACGTAAAACTGTTTGTTATTTCCTTTGTAAATAGAAAATAATTCTCCACTTTGATTCGGTTGAATTCGTACAGAGTTATTACCACCTTTAGCAATAAAACCATCATCATCAAATTTATAAGTACCTGAATTATTTTGTAGCGTAAGATATTCTCCCAAAAATAATTTTCCTAAAATCGCTTCGGCATTTACGGCATAAACAGTATTACCATTTTTATCAATGGGTATCTTACCGATAGCCATTTTTGCACTCTTGAAACCATCATCGGAAAATACAATTTGGTTGTTAATAATCTTAATCTGTTCGGGATCGAAGTCATTCTTCTGTTCATTCCATTGCCTGAACCACATTCCAGTTTCGTCCCATGATTGATGTTGATTTTTTACAGGAATATTTGCAACATCTAATCCATATTTCCGCATTTCCTCAACAAAGTTACTCTGATTTACAGACTTATCGTATTGGTCTTTGTTAAACTGAAAGCTCATAGCAGCCGAATTAGCTTGCGCTTGAATGCTAGATGCATCTTCATAAATATCATGTACACGAATAGCATCAGAGAAAGTTACATCAATCTTACTTGTGTCATTATAATCAACAGTAAAACTAATCAATCTCAGTTTAATAACGGTGTCGTAATCAGTAGCCATTCTTATAAAATTGCCAAGTTGGAAATATTTCAAGAATCCTTTGAATTGTGGAATAGTAAGAACATTAGAAAGAGTAGAAGAGTATTGATATTGTGGTCTACATTTTTTAGATAAATCTTTCCATGCAACATCAAATAACTGTCGCTCAATATCAAATCTTTCTGTGTCTGTTGTATTATCTGTGGTGATATAGTTATCATTACTATATGTTTCCTCTACAACATAAGAATCAAGTGTTTTCCATTCATCCTTAGTAACCCATTTATCCATATCCAACTGAGATTGAACAGCATTTCTTTCTGCGATAATAAAATTATAAACTTCTGTAGCAGAATCAACCTCAGACTTTCTTTTATTGTATTCGGCAGTAACATTGTTCAAATCCTCAAGATTTTGCTGATACAAATTATAGTTAAAAGAATCTGGTTTATTCATGCCTTGTGCACAATAAACTTCATCTATATTCTTGAACGATTTAACCTTAGAATCCAAAAACTCTAATCCATATTTCGTCCAATCCTTAGAATCCAAACTATCAGGTAATCGCGTTTCGAGATCCTGGATTACGCCAATCTGATCACCAAGACGTTTCATAATTTCTTCGTACTGTGGTTTTAAAGACTGATATTTCTCATTATATGCTTTCACCTTATTCTGAATAGATTCTTCCATTTCTGGTAGATAATACTCAAAATTGTAAATTTTATTTGTGCTATTTGGGTTGACTTCATTGATATAAATTCCATCACCACCATTTACACGATAGCATGTAATAATGCTATTTTCATCAATGCTTTCTGTCATAGACTGCGCAAGATTATCAATTGAGATATAGATATTTGTATCTTCTCCATAATCGTCTAAATCATAAGCATTTATAGTCATATTGAATGTATCGAAAACAAACAAGCAATTAAATGCTTCTGATACATCACCAGTTAAAAATGAATATACATCTATATCGTCCTCGTCAAAACTTCTCTGTTTATTAGCAAGAGAAGCATCTACATGACCAACCGACCAACTTGGAGCAACATTTAATACTCGATTCAACAGACTTCCCTTTGGATTAATAGGATCATAGAAGATAGTTTTCACATAATCATCGTACAGGATTTCGCCTGAGTTACATTCAAAATCAATGAGTCGCTTATTGCATAAAGTACATTCCAATGAGTTTGCAGTAATACTTTTTGAGATTCCTGTATCTTCGATATTAGTCTCCACATGAATTTTGTACCAACCAATGCCTTGAATCATAATTAGACGGTCTTCTTGAAAATCGTCATAATGTTCATACTTCTTACCATTGATATCTCTATAGATTTTAAAAGAAGCAGTCTGATAAGCGTTTAGATTAAAAGTGAGAGATAAATCATCATAAATACTTACTGCACCAAGAAAGGTTTTATCCTTTTTGGTAATGTAAATAATTGGTTTTTCAAGATTATTCAAAAAATCAACTGGTAAATTAAATGATTGAACTGCC